TGGGTAAGTAAGCAATGGAGAGTAGCGGCCATGATAAGCAAAAAGAACAAAGTCAAAACTGAGCACTTAAAGTTCCGCGAATCCATTGCGCAGTATGTTGAGGCTCAAGGCGCTATCCCTGAAGCTCTTGGCGGTCCCTGGCAGATGCATCATGTTGTGGGCGGATCATATGTGCAGGATAAAGTTCACATTGGAGAGTGGTTCCTGCTGCCGATAGAGTCAGAGTTTCACGACCCTGGAAGCAATAACCCGCTAAACGTGACCCACTTCCGCAAGCGATTCACAAAGCAGTTCGGGGATCAGCGCGTTTTATTCCTCTGCATGGTCAAGAGGATGGAGGATATGAGCCTGCTTGCTCCCCCACCCAAGGTGATGGAAGCTATCATGAGGACAAGACGTTGAGAGAGGAAATCCTGTGGGTGCCGGTGGCAGGCCGAAAGAAGCTGAGCCTTAACGTCATTTATGCCGGAGTCCATTGGGGAGTACGCAAAAAGCAGAAGGATACAGTGAGGCAGCTGGTCAGCTTGGCTTGCAGGGGCGTTAAGCCATTCTCTAAGCCCGTCTCACTCACTTTCCGCGCAACTCTAGGCAAAGGGTCCGTTACGTGGGATATAAGCAACCACGGCTATCTGGTGAAGCTGGTAGAAGACGCGTTAGTGAAGAAAGGAATCTTGATTGATGATACTCAGAAGTATGTCAGGGAGATCATCACCCAGCCCAGCATCAGGGATATTGAAACTGGTGACGGGTTATGGGTCAGAATTCAAGAGTGCAGCGAAGAATGGTGGGAACCTTAGCGGCACAATTAACTTGTAACCTTCCCAAAAGTAGGCTTTAATATAATCCTAAGCAATCGCAAGGAAATAAAGGAGAGGCCACGCTAATGAAGCCATTAGTTTACAAGGTTTTCACGACACCCGGCATGGCCCGGACCGCCCATTCGCGAAAGCGCATTACCTTAAACGTGGTCCTATCTGATATAGGCAAGATCACGCAGGGCGAGACCGATCAGTTAGTGGCCCTGTTCGACGAGGCCCAGCAGACAGCACTGGCGAACGATATCCTCGCCAAGCGGGCCCAGGCTGCCGAAGAGGAAGTCACGAATCTGAAGAGGAAACTGGAACGGCTGCGGGCGGCTGCTGCACGGACAGTACAGGCACATTGGAACAGTTCATCTGATATGGATCAAGTGAGTGAATTGCAGGAGGCATTGAAAGATGATCAATGAAGAGGGGTTGAACAGCTGGGCTGATTTATATGAAATCCCACGCCGTCAGTCAGATGAATCTATGGCTCATTATCGCAAACGAATCGCAAGCTTTTTTAATGGGGTACTCGTGGCATGATTGAATTCTCCGATGTGTTTGGCTTTATTCTGAGCATTATTCTTTCTCTAATTTTAATCGCAGTTTGTTTTTTCGCAATAATTGGCTGCGCGGCCTGTATTCATGGAATGTACCTTGATATCCGCAAATGGATCAGACGGGAGAGGTAGAAATGACAACTTCCGGTATGCCAACGATGGATCTGACGGAGCTTAAAGTAGCGCTTGTGGCAACCAGTATCCGCGAAGATCAGACGGTCAGTCACGTATTAGCCGACCTCGTGAGTGAGGCGCTGCTATCCGAAGATACCGACCTATGCCACGTAGGCGGGATTGAGTTTATCAAGCTCTGCGAGAAGGCTTTGAATAGGAAGTGCGGATTATGAAGGATGAACCACAACGGAGAACTGGAACAATGAAACTACTTTTAATCGGATTGGCGGGTATCGTGCTTACTGGATGTTTACCTAACAACTGCCCTTTGGCTGCCGGGGATAGAGTAGAGAATATTGTGACTGGAAAGGGTGGAACTGTAATGGGTATCGCCTCCCATGGGCGAGGCGCCGTTACTTGCAACGTTTCTGTTCTTCACGATGACAACACCCTCAGTCGTAGCGAAATACTTGGTGAGGATGGTGGGTTTGACACTCCTGACTATGTGGCCAACTGGAAATACAGCAAGGCTAAGAGCATGAACGGGGAGGGTTTGTAATGCGCGGAGAATATACTTTAGAGCAATATGGGGAGGACGACTATCTCGTGATTTGTGCAGGCGGGACGGCCCCGTTGCAAGCCGAGGTTAATCGACTGATGGCAGAAGGCTTTAAGCCTTTAGGGGGGATTTCCACTAAGCCAGCTCGGTATGGATCTGATCTATTACAGGCAATGATTTGGGAGGAATTATGAGCAACGGTTACGATTGGATACAGAGCGAAAAGATCGACAACTGGTACGTTATGAGTGGTATTAGTAAGCATTCCTCGGACGGCAGTTGGTGTGCTTGGGCAAAACGAACAGCCATGGTATCGAGAGATGGGCCTTTGTACGAGCCTGGTGAGGTGCACGCTGAATTTGGCGAGAGTCGAAAGGAAGCAATCTCAAATCTATTTAAGAATGATTTGTATAATTCAGATGCTTAAAAAATAGGTGTTCGGAAAACCGAATCATCTTGAAGGGTTCTCGTCCTTATTTATATGTTAACGCCACTATTGGGAGGGTTGTGGATGGACTATAGGGTTGTGAATACCGGTGACTTCCGATGTGCCCTGTCACGCTTGTGACTTGTTATACAGAGAGGTGCGAACATGAAATGGACGTGTGCGCTACTAGCCTTAATCTCGGCCACGGGGGCCTATGCGGGTAGGGATATGCCCGCAGAGGTTACCTTCATGGGTTTGGACGCCGACACGGTTATGGCCATGAGCGGCCCCAGGTTCGGGGAGAGCTACCCTTGCAGTAACTGGTACAACAGCGGCAGCATAGCCAACAAGTGGTGTCATGGGGCGGTTGCTAAAGCTACCAAGTCCGCACTGGAAGAGGAGGGCGTGAGGGCCGTGGCATCGCACGTCGGCGGGTTAGCGGTACTGGCGCTATGGGAAACAACCAATAAGCGATTCGACTTTTCTGACATCATAACGGCACCCATCGAGCTCCCGGTTAATGAGGCAACCAAAGCCGCCGTCTCTGTTGACCTGAGTGGGGGGCTGATCCTTTATCTATCGATTGACTTTTAACCATGTAATGCCGAGAAGCGGCTGCACTTGCTGCTGCTAAGATCATGAGCGGGGAGGGCTGAGTCGATTTAGTCAATCATTGGCTCCTGGAAGCAATATAGACAAGAACGCCAAATCTCGCTTATAATCTCGGGATGGACATACGAGAAACCGCAAAGGCAGAACCCCGGACGCTGGCCAAGTACATCAGAGGCAAGCTCGGCGTCAGTTTGACTGAGTTCGCAAGAATTGAGCAGACCCCAGTCAGCACCCTGAATGACCGATGGATAAGCCCGACCGGCAAGGTTCGGATCATGGACGCGGCCTATCGGGTTTACGTTCATCGGTTCGGTGATCTATGAAAACCCAGAAAACTAGAAGGAAAGACCGATGAACAAGAAAACGAAAATTTATGCTGAGGTGTTGGAGGATACTGCACTGGAACAGTTCAACAGCGCTATGGAGCAGGACTTCGCAATCAAGGGGGCTCTGATGCCTGATGCTCACACGGGGTACTCACTGCCGATTGGTGCAGTGGTGGCGACCGATGGCGTGATCGTGCCTGCTTGGGTCGGTTATGACATCGGCTGCGGTATGTGCGCGCTTAAGCTGGATGGTATTAATTACGATGAAGTCAAAGCAAATAGCGGGTCTATATTTGATCTGATTTATAAATACATTCCTGTTGGATTCAATGTCAACGAGAAGGCTGTGGAATATAGTCTTGATGGGTTGACCGATAAAGGCAAGGAGATTGCCATAACTAAAAAGCACGGGCGCGCCATAGGATCTCTTGGTGGAGGCAATCATTTTATTGAAGTCGGGCATGACGAAAATGATAATGTCTGGGTGGTGATCCATTCAGGAAGCCGAGGGGTTGGGCATGGGCTGGCGGCACACTACATGACCATTGCATCCAGCGACACAAAGACATTAGAAGATGAATTTGATGTCGATCATCAGCATCTGATCAAATATAACCCCGACAAATATGCATCCTATAAGGCCGAGTACGTGAAAAAGAAACAGGGGAAGCTACGGCCGAAAGAAGGACACTATGGATTTGATGTAAATTCACAAGAGGGGAAAGACTATATACAGGATTTAGCATGGGGCCTGGGCTTCGCATTAGCGAATCGAAAAGAGATGATGGCCAGGGTTGTCGGTTCAATAACCGAGGCGCTGGAACTTCCATTTTATGAACTGGGCTTCTCTGAGCTGATCAACCGCAATCATAACCACGCAACAGAGCGAGACGGCCTGTGGATTCACCGTAAAGGAGCCACGCACGCTGAAGCAGGGATGATGGGAGTAATACCCGGAAACATGCGCGATGGTTCTTTCATAGTTAGAGGCAAGGGGGCTCCTGATGCTCTGTGGTCAAGCTCTCATGGGGCCGGGCGTGTGCTGGGTCGTAAACAGGCAAAGCGTGAACTGCACACCAGCGAGTTCGTGGAGACTATGAGCGGCATAACTGCGAAGGTTGGTGACGATACTCTTGATGAATCACCAATGGCGTATAAGGACATCTTCGAAGTGATGCGGCTACAATCAGACTTGGTCGAAGTTGTGGCGCACGTAAAACCAATTATTAACATCAAAGGTTAGCTTCTAAATCGATATGAAGATAATTGTCAACGATAGAGCCATTGAGCTTAGCCAGGAGCAGCTTGATCTATTCGGCAAGCTCAAGACCAAGCTTCAGCGGAACACCGCTCTCAAGTCGCTTGAGGGGCTCTCTGATGTTGATGCTTATGTGCAGGGAGGAGGCAAGGCCAAAAGCGAAAATTCAAGATCAACTAGCGCCTCTGAGATCATGAATAATCCTAACGTGCAAGCTTTCCTTAAATCATTCGACGCTTACTTCATAGCGCCGTCGGTAATGACCCGCCAGGAGATGCTTGAGCGGTTGACTGGGGTGGCCAGGACGAGCATCACCGATGTAGTTGATATCAATAATCAGGTAATGGTTGAGATCGATGGTGAGCAGGTGCTGCAATCCTATTGGTCGCTGAAAGATCCAGATCAAATCAAGGGGGCCGGCGCTTCCGCTATTAGCGAATTAACGGCATCCAAGGAAGGCATCAAGATCAAGCTTCATGATTCAAAAGCTGCAATGAAGCAGATTGCAGACCTTGAGGGATACAACGCGGCCGTCAGGCTGGCTGTCGGCGGAGACCCTAATGGAGACGCTCTCATTGCTGTCACAATGACCCCTGAGCAGTACCGGAAAGCCAGAAAAGAGGCTCTTGAGGCAGATGACTGCTGAGCATATGTTTGCGCGCCGCGTAGAGTGCGAAGAGGACGGGCTCTATTTCACGCGGTTTTTCATGAAACAGCGGTTTGGGTCGAAAATGATCGTCGGTCAACATCATCCTATCGTTCAGGCGGCGCTCGACCGAACAATGCTGCATCCATCTGATCCAGGCTTCATCAGCCGCCTAATTATCACCCTGCCCCCTGGTTACACAAAGACCGAGCTGGCATGCATCAGCTACATGGCTCGCGGCCTAGGTATTAATTCTGGTTCACGATTCCTTCATTTATCGTATTCCCACAACTTAGCACTGAAGAACAGCAGCGACACACGAGCTATCACCCGGTCACTTGAATATCAGTCAATGTGGCCGATTAAGACCCGTGACGATTCTGACAGCAAGTCAATGTGGTGGACTACTGAAGGCGGCGGGGTGTATGCAACGTCCAGTGGCGGCCAGGTGACAGGCTTCAGGGCTGGCCACATGAATCATGATGATGTCGGGTTCTGCGGTGCTCTGTTGATCGATGATCCAGTGAAGCCTGATGACGCATACAGTGAAACCGAACGTGAAAAGGTCAACAACCGGTTCAATGAAACAATCGCATCACGGGTTGCCGTAGAATCTATCCCGATCATCGTCATCATGCAGCGGATCCACCCGAATGATCTAGTCGGCTATCTACTGAGAGGGGGGAGTGGTGAAAAGTGGCATCATCTGAACCTCCCGGCCATTCTGTGTGCTGATACGCCGTATCCTGACGAATATACGCATGGCGTCCCGCTTGATCACGGCCTTCCGGACGGATGGCTGTGGCCTTTCAAGCACAACGATCAGCATGAGACTGCCCTTCGGTCACACCGTCGTAAGTTTGCCGCCCAGTACATGCAGGCGCCCATCAAGCGCAATGAGGAAACAGCGCTGTGGACTGAAAAGACTATATTGAAGACCAAGCTTGATGTGCATGATGAATCGACGGCAACCCGGACAGTTGTATCGATTGATCCAGCAACCACCAACACCAAGACTAGCGATGAACACGGCATTATTGTCGCCAGCACGCACGCAAAGAATCAATACACTGTTGATGGTGACTATACTTGCAAGGGATCTCCGAAGACCTGGGCTGAACGGGCAATCTTTGCATACGGCGAACATGAAGCTGATGCCATCGTCATTGAGACGAACCAGGGCGGTGACATGTGCGAAGAAACCCTTCGCAATGCCGGCTTCAAAGGTCGTATCATTCGGGTTCATGCCAGCAAAGGAAAAGTTGCTCGCGCCGAGCCGATCGCGGCACTGTATGAGCTTGGGTATGTTAAACACCGGGCTGGACTGTTACGATTGGACGAGGAAATGCTTGACCTTGACCCGGTGTCGGGGTTAGCGAACGGAAAATCACCGAACAGGGTTGACTCCCTGGTGTGGGCGTTATCTGTGCTATCCACACCGAGACCCAGAATTCACATTGGATAGAGCCCTATGAAGCTGCCTGCCTGGTTTAGCCGAAAGCAAATAGCGCCGCCCGAGCGCAAAGCGGTTTTAGGATTGAACGACACACTCGGGAAGTTTTTGCTCTTCGGCAAACAAGGCGGAACGACTGCCTCGGGCGCCCTGGAGCTCTATAACGAGTCGACAGCCGTCAGCGTACCGGTTAACTACGTGGCCGATGCGTTTGCCAGCATAATCCCTGTGATAAAACAGGACGGGAAGATCATCACGGATCACCCGGTTCTCGACTTGCTCAACAGGCCGTCTCCATTCTTCACGCGGGAATTATTCCTCGAAATGCTCGGGAAAGAATACCTCATCACCGGAGAAACGGGGCTCGTCGCCCTGGGCGGGATAGCGCGACCACCCCTGGAGCTGCAACCGATCACCTCGAAGAACTTCAGCCCGAACGAGGGGCGCCAGGGGCTAGCCCAATCGTGGATACTCTCGGGTAATACGCTGCCCGGTGTATATGAGCTCGTCGTCCGGAGCAATCGAGCCCGTTATCTCGACGGAACTCTTCGGGAGTTTAAGCAGATCCGAAGCTATTCGACGCGTGACGGGTCACTCTTGCGCGGTCAATCCCTTTTGCGGTCCGCTTCAGCAGAAGCCCGGCAGCATATCCTCGGTAATAAACACAACGTTTCTATCCTTGAGAAGGGCGGCCGTGTGTCTCTCGTGTTCCATTTCCAAGAAGATATGGAGCAGGACGACTTCGAAACCGTGCGGGACCGCGTCAACGAGCGATACGCCGGGGCCGACAATGCCGGATCGATCGGGGTCACGAGCGGCGGGAAGCTTGATATCAAAGAGGTAGGCACCAATAACCGCGACATGGACTTCGCAAACCTGCAGGCCATGGCGAAAGAGGCGGTCGCGATGACGTACAAAGTCCCTCTGCCTCTGGTCACCACGGACGCGTCATCATTCAACAACTACCGGGAGGCTAAGCTGGCTCTCTACGATGACGCAGTGCTTCCACTTGCCGATCGCATCTTCGGCGGGCTCACCCAGCTATTGATCCCCAGGTACGGAGAAGACCCAGCAAAAACCCAAATTACCTATGATATTGATCAAGTGACTGCTTTAGCAGTCCGTCGCAACGAGGAGTTGAAACTTCGGAAAGAACTCAACATCGAATCGGACAACGAGCTTCGGGCAATGATCGGCCGCGAACCATACGAAGGCGGAGATCAGTTCTTGAAGCCTGCAAACCTAATCCCGGTCGGGGTGGATTTGTTCACTGAGCCAACGGTATCGCTAGCAAGAGACGAGGAATAAGACCATGGACGTTTGGATTTGCGGACAGTTCTACCAAAAATGCGAAGACACGGGCTCAGCCTGGGGGTTTCATGGCGTATTTTCTAGCGAAGATAAAGCGAGAGCGGCTTGTGCATCTGAATCGTATTTCATAGGGCCGGCCGTCATGGACCAGGAACTACCGGAGCACCCGTTTGATTGGCCAGGAGCCTATTATCCACACGCTAAGGAGGTGACGAATGACATCAAAGGCTAGCAGCCGAGTAGCTGTCACATATACCGCTAAGGATAAGCTAAGCCCAGAGGTTGTTCGGGTTGCCAAATATTATGGCTTAGAGGCCCTTGCTCGGTATCGCCCTAAGCTGCCGGAACCCCCTGATCCCCCTAAACCCCCGTTGAATCGACATCTCCGGGACGGCTGTGGATGGATTTGCCCAAAATGCGAGAGCAGCATGGTCCGGAAGTACATAATTGTGGGCGAGTTAAAATGCATACACCCTGAATGCGGGTTCACAGGCCGGCCTGAGTATGCCTCTCGTGGCTAGCGCATCAGAACAGGCAATCATTGACCTACGTTCGAAAATCGCGCTTGAGCGGAAGCTACGGCCCGAGCTGCAGAAGCTGAACCGGAAGATCGTGAGGGATTACGTCCGAGGCATCGGCACTCAAACAAATTTCCAGCCGGCCCAGGTCCATGACGAAGCGCTCGCCACGATCCTGAACGAGCATTACGACCGGGCCCGGATAGAATTCAGCAAGCGGATCAACAAAGAGCTGCCGGTAGACGCGAAGGCCACAGATGCCGAAGAGGCGGAAATAGCGGCGGCCCTGGCGATCTTCTTTAGCGAACGGTCCCAGCAGCAGACCCGGTTCATCAACGACACGACACAGAAGAACATGGAGGCGGCATTCACCGACGCGGTATTCCTATCCCAAGATCAGGCCATGGCCGAAGAGCGCCAGGTCACGCCCCGGGAACTTGCCTTAACCGCCGGTTCTCTTTTATCCTTGAAGTTAGCGGGACGGGTCGGAGGGATTGTTTCAACAGAGACACAGGCCGCTAGCGAGACGTCGAAAGCCGTAGAGGGAGCCGTATTGTC